AACGCTATGCGATTGGAACAAACCATCTCGTATGATTACATCAACGTATTCCTTATTTCTAATTATTTCAATATCAATTTTCACGTCTTAAATTTTTATCGTAATGCTCAAATCTATCATGCTCAGTTGGTGTAGCCAACAGAATACCCATTTTTGTTTTATTATCTCTTGTTAATTGAAATATGTGTGACATCCAAGTTTGTTCATACGGATGATCCCATTTAGTATCTAAGAACATTATTTGATTTCCTTCTCGTGTTATTATTTGGGGCCAGTTACAATAGTATACTTCACCTAATGCGTATGCTAATCCGTTTGCTGATTTGATGTATTCGTATTTTGTGTTTGGTTCGTTATGATTCCAATATTCTTCTTTTTTATTTTGAGGTACATTATGCCACGCCCATTGTTTAGCATTATCACCGAAGAATTCAGTGAAATTTAACTTAAGATAATGTAGGTTTTCTTTTACTAATATATCTATTGACTTACTTAGTATATCGCTTATTTTGCGTTGAAATCCATTTCTACATACTACATCTTCTCCTAAATAAAATGACATATCATCTTCAAAGAATAAATAAGCATCATTATCTGTATCATTAAAATGTTCTGCTGCGTATTGTCTTCCACCGCATATTCCTTTATTACCCTCTTGTATTTCATTGAATCCGTATTCATTACATAATTTAGTGTATGAATCGTATACTTCTTGGTTTTTGGTATCTGAATTGTTAATTAAATATTTGTCTGTGTTCAATAGATTTTCATCGTATTGTTTTATTGAATTAATTAATGTTTCAAATTGTTTAGGTGAATTAAATCCTAGAACGTATAATGCTATTTTATCTATTTTATTGTTGTTAGTCATTTTTAAATCTAACTTACCATCTATAGCATCTTGAAATAATCTGTAAACTAATCCATTATCCTCTATTTCATGGTAACTTATATAGTCACTATATTTTTGAATCATTATAGCAAATATACTTTCTTCTGTTCCCATATATCCATCAGTTAATGTTTGATTTAATAACTGATAGTATAAATTGAATGTTTTATTTATTTCACTTTTTTTACCACCGAAGAATCCACCACGTCCTATTATATTTACTTCATTATCAGCATATTCATTTATTTTAGGATATTCAAAACCATGTATTTCATTTGTTGCTTTATAGGGATAGCCTATAAACAAGAAATTTTTTATTTTATTAGATATTATCTCTAATGTATTTTTATTTAAATAAGAATCATAATTAAGTGTATTAGATAATCCTGCATCAATCCAAAACATATAATCGCTATCAAATTTATCTAATATTTTAGCATCATGTAATAACATCATTTTAGACATTACTACTGGATTATAATATTCTAATTTTGCTTGTGGTGATTCCTCTAACCAACCTACTTGACTATACCATTCTTTATTTTGTCTTATTTCTTGTATTTTGTCATAAAATTCATTTTTAAACCAATCTAATTCTCTTACTATAAATTGTGTATTATCTTCTTTACGTCTATTTTCCCAAAACGTATATTTTCTTAATTCATCATCTCCAAACACAATTAAATTAACATCTACATTTAATAATTTAGAATAACATTCTAGATAATGATCAAATGAACGTTTAAATTCACTTAATTCACCTCGTTTTAAATCATATAATGCTGTTACTAATGTTATTTTCATAGTATATAATCTTCTAGTATTAAATTATCCATTTCTGTATTGTTAAAAACATGTAATGCATCTTTATATGTTGATACTAATGGTTTACCTTGAACATTAAATGATGTATTTAGTAATACTGGTGTTTCTAATAATCCTAATAAATCGTATAGCCAGCCTTCAGTTACTGTTTGTACTCTAGCTGTATTATCTACATGTGTTATTGCAGGTAAATTGTCAACTTTTACTTTTGGATTATAAGACATATATTTACTTTCTTTATCCCATTCAAAATATTTGTTTACATCCTCTAATCTTACTACAGGTGCAAATGGTCTATACCATTCTCTATTTTTTACTTTAGCATTTAAAATATCTTTCATATTAGGTATTGTAGGATTACATATAATAGAACGATTACCTAATGCTCTAGGACCATGTTCTGCTTTACCTTTTACTACACCTATTATTTTACCATTATTAATTAATTCAGCTACTTGTTTTAATTCATATTTTCTTGCATGAGAATTTTCTACAATTTGAGCTAAACAATTTTTATCTAATGCCTCAATACCACTAAATGTTAAATCAATTGCTTCTTTTGGTTTTATTTCATTTAATAACATACCAACAGCTAAACCACAATCGTTAGGATTAGGTGGTATAAATGTATCTCTTATTTTATCTAATTTAGTATTTAAAATAATGTTTAATGCACAACCACCAGTTATTATTACTGGGTAATCGTATTTTTCTAGGTATGGATTTATTGTATTGAAGAATATATTTTCAAATGCTTTTTGTGATGTTGCTGCTATGTCATATGCTAATTGTCCTTCTAATCTTTCATTAACATCAAATTTTACATTTATTTTTTTACCTAATATATCTAATAAATTTAAATAATTATTTCCATCAGGTTTTGCTAAATAAAAATCTTCGAATGGTTTTATTAAATCATCATGTGCATAACCATAAGATGCTAATCCCATTATTTTACCTCCATAAACTAAATTACCAATTGATAATGCAGGTTCTCTTTTTATATCATTAAGATATTCTCCAAATATCATATATGGAAAACCTAAATCAATGTTATGTTTATCTAATAGCGAGAAACAACGATTCTCAGCGAGATACACGTTAAAAAAACCATCATTACCACCTCCATCATAAGATACAATTATAGCATTATTTAACATAGATTGATATAATGCACAAGCAGCATGAGATTCATGATGTAAACAATCTATATAATTTTTAGCTGGTATTTTCTCGTTGTGAAATGTTTTAACATTGCCATCAATGGTATCTACATTCATATAGTAACAATTATCAAATTGTTCTATACCATGTTTTTCTTTTATGTATTGTAAAATATTTGGAAGTAAATTATCTCTATCCCTAGATACTAAGTATTGTGCGTAACCTTGATTTTTTGAATTAGTAAAACGTTCTATCTCTATTACCTCTAATATTTTATTATCTTTAGATATTGCAATAGCGGAATTATGTGATCCATAAAATGCTATATTTGTCATAATATTTGTTCTATTCTTTCAGCCCAACCATCATTATTATGTGCCCATACAATCCACTTATATGGTTTAGGTATATTTTGATCTACCCATATTTGAAAGAAATCTGTTTGTTTTAAATTATTATTAAATAATTCTCCTAATTCATCTTTCCTATATAATGAATTGCCATTTTTATCTTCTAGTATTACAGCAACAAATGTATATGGTCCTGTAGGAAATGATGAAGGGTGTAAATCTATTGCGTGTTTAAACTTTTGATGATAAGGTTCATGTTGCGATTGTGTGCCTGGTATTTTATCTTCTATACATGACATTCTAACTGCTCTATCATTAAATCTAATCCCAGCATATTCTTCATATTCTGCTTGTGTTCTTACTTTACCTAAACCATATTCTTTGAACAATTTATTTCTTACACATGGTGCACACTCTCCGTCGATACCCAATAGTTTTCTTAAACGCGCGTGTGACTCTTTATTTATATCATTCCAATTAGAATGATCATCCCAATGTTTCGTTCTACCCTTTCGAGTATATTCATGCCAAGCTATAACCTCATTAGGATGAAATAAATCGTAACCATGTGTATATGCTCTTACAGCTAATGAAATTTCTTCACCATGGAAGTACAGATTAGGGTCATGAGGAACCTCTGTACATAAAGTCCCATCAGCAAATGCGAAGTGAGCGGAAAAATATCTTGCTGGAATAGGATTAGGTGATTTTGGTTCAATAGTGTAAGGCATAAAAAATACTGCACCCTCAGGAGTGAATCTATCAAATTTCATTCTCCAAGGTTGTTTTATTCTACTTTTAGGGTCATTTTCTGGATCATAACTAGGTATGTATGCTGTTAGTAATGGCTTATTATGCCCTTTATTTCGCAGTTTCTCGAGCATTTTAATTAACCTAGTATCCCAATTTTTTACAAATCTATGATGTGAATCTAATTGTAATGTATATTTTTCTCCGCTGTATTCTTGTTGTATTCTATTTCTTGCCCAACAAACACCTGGTGCCTCTTCATAAGGCATATCTATTATTTGTACTCTATCATCATCTCTCCATTCATCTAAATTAAATGAATCATCATTTGAATATTGGTTACAAATACAAACCTTTAAATTGTTAGGATATTTTGCTTTATTAAATAATGATTGTAGCGTAGGATTTATTTCTGGATCTCTATACGCTGCTATTTGAATGAATATTTTCTCGTTTTGTAATATGTTGTGTGCCATGGATAATCTATTTTTTTATATTGTTCAATTAATTTATTCATATCATATTCCCAACCGCATTCTATCATTGTTTTTTCTAAATACCATCTTTTAGCCTCTAAATGGTAAATTAAATATCTGTTATCTACATTATGAATGGTAATCCATTTAACCATTTTAGCGTTTATTATTCTACCATAATTGGTAATAAAATGATGACCGCTGTATATTTTTGGAACTGGTTTAGCTATTTCATCTTTAAATAATAATTTTGTAAATGACCAACACGTTTTACCATAATAATCATCATTATAATAAGGTATATCTAAATTATTATATATGTAGTATTCAACTTCTTCATTGTCATAGGGTATTAATTTACCCTTTTTTTTCTTTTTTGCTCGCTTGTTCAATGTTACCATTCGTGTTGGTCTTTTGTAACTCATAAAGGAAATTTATAACTATATTTTCAATATATTTTTGAAATTGGTATTTTATTAATCTATACCAGCTGGGTAAGATAATAAAAATCATCGCAACAGCAAAACCTATTGCCGCTGAAATAAGATATTCTATCTGCATAATTTTTTAATTTTTAAAAGTGCTATTTTAATGTCTGATGTTAACCTTGCAGGCTGAATACCTAGTTGTCTTCCTAATTCAGCTACATTTACACCCTCATAATAATGTTTTGTTATAAGGTATTTATCATAGAACTTCAATAATTTTACTGCTTTTGCAATACATTCAACTTTTTCTTTAGCTGGGTCAGGTCCATCAATAGGTTTTTCATAATTTATCTCTAATAATTCTCTAGAATTGTATAAATCACGTCTGTGTACTCTATAAAATGTTGATGTTACAGATTTAAGGCTGATTGCCATTCCTCTTGTTATGTAATGTTCACCAGCATCATCAGCAACCATTATGCGGTACTGCTTATCTAAATCCATTTTAAGAAAACTTTCTATACTATGAGCTATTAAATCTTCACCCCACTGAGGAAAATTGTAAGTACATATTTTCTTTGCATTGATTCTTAACTGAGGATAAATTTCACCTAGTCTTTTGCTGATTGCCTCTTGTTTTTCCTTTGTAGTCATCTATGTGTGTTGTTCATCTAAAAGGGGCAGCTGTGATTGAATAATCTGATACAATGGCTCTTAGTATTGCCGCCCCTTGGGAGATGAGAATGTAAAATAGTTTGAATGTGACAGTAAACCACTTTGTTAAACTTTATTTTACGTTCATAAATATTGTGAGATTCTGGAAGACGACATACCCCTTTGTTCATTGTGGCATTTTTTCCCTCCCCCCTTATTTCATCTACCCCTTTTATCCTACCCCCCTTGTTCAATTGTGATAGAAGGTAATACCCCTTTCTCCAATAGGCACGTTTTTTTGTGAACAATTTTATCTGATCCAACTATATTCCTATAGAAGTGTAAGTCTGGTGACAATCATACATATGATGAAAAAATGAAAAACGTAAAAAAATGATGCCCTCTTTCGAAGGCATCTTGAACAACACATGTTCCATGGGATTGGAACGAAGAAATTTATAATGTTTAGTTTTAAGGAGCGTTATTAGTATACCCTAAGTTTGTTTCAACCCAAGTATATAAATCGTTTAATTCAGTAGCACTTAGTGTTGTTCCTGACGCTACATCCCAGTAAATGTATCCACTTATAGCACAATTTTGATATAATGAAGGTGAATAATACCTAAAAATTGTTGTATTAGCATACGAAGCAACATTATATCCAGAAATAGTTGCTGTTGTTTCAAATGTAGCATTATCTAATTCACTTGTTATCCACCATTTACCAGTGCTATCATCATTATAAAATACTGTAGATGCAAATGGATCTGTAGCATCAGTATTAATAGTAGATTTTGTAACTATATTAGATCCATTACTCCTAATAAGTTTTATATTACCAGCTGCTCCATAAGTACCCATATTATATCCATTACCAAGTTCAGTATACAAAATACCATTACCATTATGAACATTTATTTGAGCAAACATTGTTAGTGTTGGACTTTGTTTAGAATCCATTGTAGGTGAATTCAAGAATAATGTTCCTTGTGCTGATGGTGAACCTGGGACTGCAGAAAATGCTGCTATATTTCCAGCGGCATCTGTTGTTACAGCGTATCCTGTTGCACCACCATAATCATAATAAATTAAAGGTTGATTTGCTGCAGTTCCTGCTTGTGAATTTTGTGTTGCATTAAAATCAAATCCATTACCACTTTGATCATACCATATTGCAAGTCTTCCTTGTGATGAACCACAAAATGTTGCTATTGCTGCTGTATCTAATTCACCTGTTCCTGTAAATCCTATATCTTGGGTTGCTGAATCACTTTCTCTTCTTACTTGAATACAATCTCCTGTATAAGCATTTCTAAGTTTGTAAAAACCTAAAGCTGCTACAGCGTCAACACCTACATCATCAATCAGCCCATTAAATCCTGGTGCTGCTGCTTCTTTTGGTTTATTTTTAAATACCGATGTTGGAGTATACATTATACTAAATGATTAATTCCTGCTCCTAATAAGTTTGTTGTATCAAATGTTACAAATGAAATTAAATCAACATTACCTGAGCCTGTTGATACTGTATATTCACTTCCTGATTCGAATTTAATATAATCAGCAAAATCCATTGTTGCTGCTGTTGCATTTTGTGTTACCTGTAGATTAACTGTAGTTCCATTTTTAATGTTTGTAGCATTAACGTGAACATTACCCCCTGCTGGCATTGTTAATAGGAAGAAATTACTTGTATCAAAATCTATTGATGCTGTATTTGATGTTATTGTAATAGTATTCACATCTCCACTTACTACTCCTTCAAATTCTATATCATTTGTAATAACACCTGGTATGCTTAATGCGTGTGATGCTGTTGTTGCTGTTAAAGCACTATCTGCTGTTCTTGCATCTTGAGCAAATGATGAACTTTCTGCAAATGAAGAACTTACTACACTTCCACCATAGAATGACGCTGATTCTGCGTGTGAAGCACTTACTGCTGTTGCTGCTGTATTAGCAAATGAAGAAGATACTGCTACTGAAGATGATTCTGCGTGTGATGCGCTTAAAGCATTTGTAGCAAATAATGCGTTTGATGCTGTAACTAATAATTCACCTTCAAATGAACCGCTAAATGAACCGCTTGCTCCATTACTAAATGTTGTTGTATTTCCTATAGTAACTGCTGTTCCAGTATCTGTTATACTAGAATCAATTATTGTATGGTGTCCTCCACCTTTTTGTATTTTATTTACACCCGGTGATACTTCTGATGCTCTACTTCCTGTTGGACCTGTAATTATTACAGCTGTATTTCCTGTCTCTTCTTGTAATATCCAGTTATCTGTTTCACCATCCCATTCTAAAGATGCTGTTACCCCTGAACCTGAATCATATACTTTTATACCTGCGTATCTTGCTACTGGTGTATCTGCGTTTAATAATATAAATTCATCACCAATTATTACGGCTGAACCAGTTACTGTTCTTAAATGCCCTATTGATGCTGATGTTGCAGTTAAATAATTAAATGAACCACTATTAAATGATACATTAATTCCACCTCTAATATTGTCTGCTTGTGATGCTGTTACTGCGTATGAAGCACTTGTTGCAAATGATGAGCTATCTGTTGTATGAGATGCACTTACTGCAAACGATGCTGTCCCAGCTAAATTACCTTGGAATGAACCAGTAAAATTATCAGCTTCAACACTTGTAATATTAAATAATCTATTTGTTGATGGGTTATATTCTAATTGGTCTCCTCCGTCAACATATAATGTTTCACTTGAACCACTAACACCAAATACTACATTATAATTAAAATCTTGGTTTTGTGGGTTAATATCAGCTTTTTCTGTGTTTTGGGCTAATGCTGCTACATTAGCATATGAGGCACTGACTACTGAAAGTGACGACGTAGCTACCGCAATTGGTACCTGATTCTCGTTACCTACCCAAAAATATCCACTTGTTATATTTGGTAAATCATTTGATCTACCACTTCCTAATACTACTAATTCTCCATCTACTGCATCTATTTTACCTACTACACCTATATTTTGTATTAAAGCTGTTCCTGTTGGTTTTGTTCCTGTAATTCCTCCATTAACATCTACATAAACATTTGCTCCTGCTACTAATCCATCTGTATCAATACCTATAATTTTACCACTTATTACAGCAGTACTTGTAGCTCCAGCATTTATATTTTCATTTGCTACTGCAATTGCTGGCATATTTGCCGAATTATCATTTGATGCTGTTACTACATTTATATTCTCGCCTGTTACTCCTACAGCGTGTAGTGTTTGTCCTTTTAATATTGTTGTTGCTTGAGAAGATTTTACACCAATAATTAAATCCCTTGCATCGCTCGCTAATACAGCGTATGATGAACTATCAGCCATTGAAGCACTTACTGCTCTTGAAGCACTTTCAGCAAATGAAGAACTTACTACACTTCCATCAAAAAATGATGCTGTTTCTGCAAATGAAGCACTTGCTACTGCACCATTAACATCTCCACCAGCTACACTTTGTGCTATTCCTGCTACATCAGCGTATGATGAAGATATTTCTTTTGTTATCTCAACTGATGCTGATACTGCGTATGAAGCACTATCTGCCATCGATGCTGAAGTTGCCCTTACAGCAAATGATGCTGTATCAGGAACATTTGTTGCGTGTGATGCTGTTATAGCAAATGATGAGGTAATTGTTAAATTATTAATTACACTACCTGTTGCGTTTTGTAGTATTGATCCACTTTCAAGCACTAAATCTTGAAACGAGGATGATATTGGTAAATTACTTATATTAGTTGCCATACTTAAAATCTGTTTCTTCTAAAAATTGGTGGTGGGTATTGACTATAAGCTGAATCAACAATTGGTAAACCTGCTCTTCTTGCTAAATTTAGATACCTTGATCTTGTTTGTTGTTGAAATACAATTGGCGCAGTATATTGTGAACCATAATCAGCTACTTGTTGATATAATAATGTATTTTGATTTAGTTCAGGATAATCTGCTTGTTGTTCAGTTATAAATCGTGTTAATTTGTCAGCGTAAAATTCCATTTTATTTCTTACGCTTTGTCTTTTCATATCATAGACTTGTCTATCTACATTTATACTATTTTCTCCACCTTGTGGTGTTAGTAATCCGTTATTTCTAGGGCGTAAATAAATGCTCTCTAATGTCTCATAATATGACGCATAAAGTAACATAGGTTGAACATACGTGTCAAGTAAAGTTTTGTATACAGCATTACCTGAATCATCAATTGTTCCTGCTTTTACTAAATCAATTAATTTTTGATATAATAATGTTCCTATAACTCTTTGTAAGTCAATGTCTTGTGATAAACGAATGTTGTTCTTTATTAAGTCAGGATCAACTGAATCATTAATATCACTCCATTGTTTTAATTTTGTCCAAGACAATAATAGTGTATCTGTCATTTTACTCTGTTATTTCGTTTATTTCGTCTACTTGATCTTCTAATTTCCCAATTTCTTCAACTTCCGCTTCTTGAGATGTTACTACTTCTCTTTCACCTAATTCACCTTCATATAATGGATCTTTTTGTATTACACCTACTGATATTTTGTCTGTGTATTTTATTGATAATAAATATTCTATTACGCCAAGAATGTTTTGTTGATATGGTGTTATTATTGTGTTTAAAAATAATCTATATGCTGTATTTAATTCATCAGCATTATTACCTAATCCTGTATTTTCTTTAATACCTAATAAAGCAGGAGATGTAATCCTATGAGCAGTTAATATTTTCTGAACTGTCATATCATTAATAGTTGTATAATAAGTATCTGCACCATTCTGAGGAATAGGAGTAATCGTAGGGGCTACATCCGGTGCTGGAACATCCATGTAGATTAAATTACCAGCATTGTTAGTGCCCGCATACTGTTCTCTTAACATTCTTTCTATTGCTTCACGCTCATCATCTGTAGCATTAGTATATGTAGTAATTGCAAGCGAAGGTGTTAGTCCATTAGTTATATTATTAATGTGGAAATTGTCAATCTCTTGATCTAGATCAATTACTTTTGTTGCACCAACATAGTCTGGTAAAGGATAATATTCCTTTCCTGGTGAGTAAGGTTGATGGACATATATTTGTCTACCTTCAAACTTTTTATTCCTAGGATCGAATATAGGTAAGTAAGGTACATCATTTAAATTAATTCTAGTGCTATACTGAAAGTTCTTTTTCCAATCATTTGATATAAAATAACCTGGACAATTGCCCCTATTATCTTTCTTTTTTGCTCTAATATATGAGAAATCTATATGGTATACTTCAGCTATTGTAGTTTTATCTCTACTCCAAATAACTTCTAATGCGAACCCTCCAAATAATTTATAATCTAAAGCAATTTTATTATAAATCTCTGTCCATGATTCTCCCATGCGATTTGCTCTTTGTAATATCTCTTCATCTTCAGTTACTAATCCTTCTCCACGTACTCCTTCTACTACTGCATTTACACACGCTGCGTGTGTTGATGAATGGTTATATAAACCAATTAAATAATCTGGGAATTGATTATCTTCTCCATATCGGATAAATTGTTTATCCTTTTTTTCACTACTCATTTTTTTAGAATAGGAATCCCTTTTAATATTTGAAAAATTTACTTTACCCATTATATACGTTGTAATATGCTAATTCGTTAGCTGTTTGATATTTGTATTGTTCTTGATAGTCACTTCCTGTGACAAATACTCTTTCGGTAGCTAATAATTCACCTGCTGTTTCGCCTGCTGAATACTCATCCCATTGTTGTTGAATGGTATTCCATATATCAGTTGCTGTTTCCCAAACAACTGCACTACCTGTTACTCTATTATAAATATTAGCTTCATAATGTCCACTATTTGATGGTACATCTGAACCACTAACATCAAATAAAATCCAACCATTATTCTCGGTTGCATTTGTATTATTTTGTACTACATATACTGTTGGACTACTTTCATTTCCTGCAAATGAGGATGTTAATGTAAATAGTAAGGTGCTACCAGTGAAATACTGGTTAGACCAAAATGCAACATTCTCTAAGCTGCTTGTTGTCCCGTATTGTAGTTGTATCATTCTTTTTTTTATTTAAAAAAGGGTTATTGCTTTCACAACAACCCTTATTAAAATGTTTAATTATGAAACAGTTATACCTGTCATAATTGCGCTTAGATCACTTCCTGAACATTCGCTAGCAGGAAAAGGTTCCTGTCCTCCAAATGTTAAAGTGTATCCATTCATATCACCAAAAGCTGTTCCAGTTGCTCCTGAACCACCAGTCATTGTCATACCGTTAAATTGACCAGCTAGGAAAAATTTCCCTACTGAATCTTCAATTCCGTTATTTGTTTCTACAATAATTTTTAAGTCTGGGTTTTGCGCTAAAACTTTAACTTGATTTCTTGTAGCTGACTGCATTTTGTGGAATGGTGCATTAATTGCTTGGTCATAAAATACAGTACCATTAGCCTCACTTGGAGTAATAGTTTCTGTAAAATCACCTGTTTGTTTAGTTAATTCAAATTTGAAGAATTCTCCTGAACCTGAAATATCTGTTAACAAACCATTAGTTGCACCTGTGGTTCCTGCAATTGAACCAGATAGTATATAAATGTTTTTTACTCCTCCTGCGTTATCTCTACAGTCGAGCGTAAATCCTGATGTTATTTCACATGCCATAATTTTTATCTGGTTTTAATTGGTTATACTTATGCTAAATCGTTTGATACGAAATATTCTGGGTGTCCAATTTGAACTCCTAGTTTATTTCTTAATCTATATTTCAGTGTATCTGAATTGATATCAAACCAAAGTTGATAATTTGTTGTATCTGATACTAGATCAGTTCCAACAACCATATCACCTGTAGGTCCAATAATTACTCTTTCACTTCCTCTTAATCCGTAGTTACCAACGATTTTTACGTTAGGGTAACCTGGTAGTGGTACTTCATAGAAACCACCTCTTCTTTCTACAGTTGTAGGATCAAAGTGGAATAAGTTTTGAGTAGTTAATCCGTTGATTACTCTTTGGAATACTCTAGTTCCACACCATACAGTTAAGTCACTATCTAATACGTTTGCATCCATCTGTCCTAACATTGAAGTTATTTGGTCGTATGCAGTTGAACCTGTAATTGCAGTAGCACCATCACCTGTAGCTACAACAACACCTGTTGTTGAACCACTAATAAGTGCTTTGAATCCATCCGCATTTGGTGTTACAGTTGAGTTAGCGAATTGTGATCCACTTACTGCGTTCCAAAGGAATTCATCATTAGATTGTTGTGCTTTTTGAACTAACTCAGTAGTTAGATCATTAAGAATAGTCATTGTTTCTTCATAAGAACCTGCTGGTAANGCAGAAACACCTAAGTATTTATCTGTTAAGTCTTGTAGGTTCCATGAATCATAAGCAGTTCTTTTAGTAACTGTTATGTTTCTTTGTGTGAATTCTGCTGATCCAGATGCTGTAGTTACGGCATTACCTCCTTGGAAGTAAGGATCTACTGAGATAAGGTTAAGTGGCTCTTGGAATTTAATTCCCTCTTGCACTTGCACATACTCTGTAGTATTACCTTTGTATACTGTATCTAGTACAATCTTTCCAGCAGTTTCGTTGTTAAAATCATTTAACGCTGATACATTTAAGCTCATAATTTAAATTATTTTTTGGTTATTGTATTTAATTTTTCTAACATATTGAAGTATCTTCTTTCATTAAGTGGTTTTTCTTCATTGTTAGTTTTTGCTTTTGAAAAGTTAGATGCCACTACTGATTCCTCAGCTGGTTCAGATGAAAATGCAGACATTTTTTCTTCAATGTCTTTCATTCTTTCATCTATTTTCTTCATCTTTTCTTCTACCACTTCACCGATTACCTCGATGATATCCTCAAGAGAAGCCATATTAATTTCTTCCTCGATTACTTTTTCCTCAAATTTTTCATCAGTAGTTGCTTTAGTTTTATCGTCAGTTTCAACTTCCTCAGTTACAGACATTTCTTCTGTTACTGATTTCATATCTTCTTCTTCTTCAGCTAATCCTTCACTACCTTCTCCTGCCTCATCTGGTCTTTTCATTCCAGTAATGATGCTGTCTGCATCTAAAGTTATAGACATACCACTTTTAGTAATATGATCTCCTTCAGGTGCATCCTTTAATTCGCCGTCAACTTCAACAAATACCTTATCTCCAACAGCGAATTCACTGCCTTTGTCATTAGATATTTTTGTTCCGTCTTCTAGCGTAGCGGTAGCAAATTTTTCTTCAACTACTTCTGAAGCTTGAGGTTCAACTAAGCCAAATGTTTGTTTAGCTAGTTCTCTAAGTTCATCTTTAGTCATGATTTATTTTTTTTTAAAGATTAAAATTTAATTATATAGAATAATTCTACAATAAATACTAAATATCCCCATCCCTTAAAAATCCTTTAATGTTTTTATCGTCTTCCCCTCTTTCGCAATATTTATGGATGTCCCAAAAATTGGGATGAAAGTAAAATAAATTAAAAACAATGGACAAATTAGAAAGAAAAAAATACAATTACGAGTATTACAGAAAAAATAAAGCAAAAAGACGTGAATGGAATGTATTAAATAGTGAACACAGAAAAGAATATTATAAAAAATATAATAAGAAAAACCACGATAAACAGGAAGAACAAAATAGAAAACTGAATAATTCAATACCACCAGCAGTATATTGTATAAAAGAAGATAATGAAATAGTTTACGTTGGATATTCTAAAGTTCCTTATAAACGTAGAGCATGTCATTTATCAGTAAATAAATTTGGTGGTGTGATTAATAATTCTTCTGTATCACAAGCTATTACAGATGGACTTTTAGATAGAGATAAATTAACTTTTGAAATATTAGAATTTGTTGATAGTAGAGATATGGGTAAACAGGTAGAAAAAACGTATATTATGCGATACCAACCTAAAATCAATACCTATATTACAGGTAAAAAAAGACGTCCTAATTCTACTTCTTCGTCTCTTTAATGATTTTAATAATATTATAAGTTATTGCTGATAGCAATGCTAAA